CGAAATCCATAGCATTATCTCGGTCAATAGTCCCATAAAAGAGAATCTCGTTTCCCACAACCCTCACACATTCTGCGGCTTCAGTATCAGTTTCATCCTCATTCGTATGCATTCTTCAATAACTTCTTTATTCTTGTTACGTCTTTTGATTTTAAGCTATTTCCAACAGCGAGATGATTAATAACATCGAAGTCTTGTGGGGTGATATTATAGGATAGTAGGGGTTCTATGATCCCATTTTCCGCATATTTCTTCAATAGACATAATTCTTCAACTCCTAAACCACTCACACTTTTTTTTGAAATCTGGGTAGCCTTATGTTTTCTCATTTTATAGTTTCCAAGTTTTGTCCAACAACTCCCGGGTCTAATACAATTTTTATTAAGCGGCTTACCTAAACATTTTTTGGGAAACGTCAAAGCATGCATAACAAAGTATGGCATTAGATTCCAATCACCATTTTTATAAATATAGCTGTCCACTATATCAGCATTCGAAAAAGAACACGAAGCCTCTACCACATCAACACCTAAAGAATCCAGATAATTCTCTTGGAAAATATCCCAAATATGTCCATGTTCAGTTATACTGTCGCGTATTTCAATTGGATTGGGATCGGATAATACTTCAGCTATAAATTCCTTGGGTGTTTGGAATATATCCATTTCATCGTAGCCATCTATATATGTAAAAAAATTTCGAATATTTCCATTACATCTATGAGCTGCGGTGATCGCTCGTGCATCGCGGGCGGTGACTCTGTCACAGAGTTTTAATAATACTTCTGGTTTATGTTTTGGTACAAAAATAGTTTCAAAATTTGGATACATACACATGTTTGTCGATACAACTATCAGAGATCCGTGGGTCAGTGGAGTTCCATCGGAAACTTGCTGAACAATTGGTTTGAAAACCGAATCATAATCTTCTATGTAAACATGTTTGGATGAAGACTTTATAAATGATAGAAAGTAAGATTTACTTTTCAAATGTTCAGCGTGTAGTTCCACATGCACTGTGTCTTGTAAAGCTTCTCGTAAAATATACGATTTACCAACTCCAGAAGATCCACATATAAAAATATTTTTACATTCTTTTATATACCTACGAACAAGTTCAATTTGTTTTGTATGAATTGATGTGAGAGTTTCATCTTTTTTTTGTGGTACTATTTTAATGAAGGAATCCATTGATGAACTTACTAATGAGGCAATAGATTTGGTGCTCCAGAATGACGCACTACATAAACGTATCGTAGAACCTTTAAAAAGAAAAATTTTACCATATGTTGCTTGTAGTGTTACTGTAAATGTAACGATGTTAATTATTCTTGTCTACCTTGCTCGACGTCTGTCTCTTCTTCAGGTTCCCCTTCAATAGATTCTTCCTCCTCTTCATCATCACCTAAAGAGGGTCCAAAGAACCCTTCGGGTGGTGGTTCATCTTTTTTTGAAAGGAACTTGCCTATTTTTTCAAGGGGTGTTCCCGCAGTCATAGCTTCAATTGGATCAATGGTTCTAGGGAGAGTTAAAAGTGGTATTGATCTAACATCTAGAATTTCTGGTTTAGTGAATACGTTGTCAAGTGGATATTCATCCTCGAAAAGTTTCAGCACAGATTTGGGAACGGAGGGTGATTGCTCTAACAAACGATCATATTCTGTCTTACATTCACCTACGAAATCTAAACCCTCTTTGCTACGCTCTCCTCTGTCTAGGGCTAACATAAGACGAATATTCCTAGAAAGCATACCGAAAGCTAATGCAGCCGTTCTATGATTTTCCATGAGTTCATTAATCTTAAGGAACTGTGATATTGTTGCGATAAGACCTGCAGTTAGATTTAAACCACCAATTATAGATGGAGCAAATGATTGAACGTTTTCGGGGAATGTACCTTGGGCAAAGTTCGCAGTCCCTGTTATTGTAGACAGTACAATAACCGGTAAAGTAAAACGTATGCTGGAACGTCTATAAATAAAAAAAGCGCGGTGGTGCATATACCTGTAACACGCGGATGCTTCACCCCATTGTTTGAGGATATTTTCGTGACCGTCTGTCCATGATAGACGCATCTCTTCACGAGAAATCTTTTTTTCTTCGGTCATTATATAATAGATGAATATAATTTTTTTGATTCATCTATTTTTTTTAATTTGTGTGTTGGTAATTCCATTTTCAAACGATAGAAAAAAGTTGGAATTTTATTCGATATTGATTCCTTTTATATTCTACCATTGGTCTATAAATGACGATACGTGTGCCCTCACCCAGGCTGAAATATATTTTACCGGGAAAGAAAAAGAAGAAACTTTTATGCATCGTGTAGTTAGTCCAATTTATAAGATGGAAGAAAATGACATAAATACCTTGACAAAGACTGTATTCTTTACTCTGTGGTCATTTGTTCAATATAGATTAGGTCATTTTGATGGAATTATTAAAGAAGTCAAAGATCTATCGAAAAAATGAACACCACTTTTAAACTTCTATCCACGGGAGAAACGAAATCGATCAAAAAAGTGAACACTTGTCTTAAAATTGTAATACAAAAGCATACAGTACGCGTCCGCTATATCATGCTTCCTCTCGTATGGAATCGTATCTAAATCTATATACTTTCCCATCTTCACAAGAACGCGCTCCTTCCGCTCCTCGTAGTTTAAATGACCCATCCCAAAGTGTGCGTGTATTGTCAAAGGTGAAATCAATAGAACCTTATCTTTGAACATATAGTGTAGCAAAATCTCGATATTCGTAAAGCCTTGGGGTGGTTGTCTCTCTATAAGGATTCTCTCAGCCTTGTCAAACACCTCTCTGTGGTCATCCACAAATAAAGGAACCAAGTCAACAAAGTCATTACTGTAAATGTATTTGTAGTCTTCCAAACTTACCTTTTTCATGTACTCAACTTCTATCACCGGTCCATTCCCACACTCAGCGAGGACGAGACCCATATTGTGGAATCCTATATCTATGGCCAGGACCTTCATAGCTTTAAGTCAAAGATTTTCTTTAATAATAGTATATGAAGAATAAGACAAAGATTCAGATACTATCAGTGTTGATAATTTTACTTATTTTTGGACTCATTCACGTAATACAAAATCCCCAAATTGTTAAAGTTCCAACCCCAGCCCCACCCCCACCAATGATCCGGGTCCCCCCTAGACAGACATTCGAACAAAGGCGTGAACCGGAGTTCAGGGGTCCCCCAATCAAGGAATACAAACCTGGACGCATGCAGCAGATGGGATTACTCACCGGACCAGGTGATGAGACCCTCCCCCTTTACGGCAAGGAGGTTCGTGGTCGCCGTGATAGGTACCACTACTACACGACCACGGGTGGTGAAAACCTGTACCCAGTCCCAGTGAGTCACAATGCTAGGGACTGTATGGATGACATTGGATGCCAGGAGCTCTATGGAAATGAATCAGTCTCAGTGACTGGTAAGACTGGTTCATTCGGGGTTAATATGTACAGAACTGACAACTTTTTCTAATCTATCGAGTCTCGGTTTTTCACGATTTATAAACACTAAGACTTCAATTGGATCTTTCGAGAGCTCAACAGAACCATGTGTATTTAATGGATGCACATAATGAACACGAATCAAATCTACTGTAACATGTTTCTGACCCGAAGCCTGACTATAGTGAACAGCCAACGCAGCCGCATCCTTCTTAGTTTCTTTTGGTAAGAAATCTCCATCATAAGAAACTACGACATGTGAACCTGGCCACCCCTTGACATGAAGCCACCAATTCGCCACATGACTCGACTCAGTGAGTTCATAATTCTCCTTGGCATTTGTACCAACTCTAATAGTAATTCCATCCAGGGATTCATACATCTTCATATTTATTTATTGAATTTTTTCTTTATACTACTCAGTGGGGGGTGCTGGTCCACGCGCAGCTCCTTCGGGTGGTACCAAATTAATTTCAAATCTGGGTTTAGGTAATCCATCTCTTTTAGATAGTAATAGAAGTACGAGAAAAAATCCAACAGGTCCCAATTCTGTGGGACTGAATACTGTAAAGTTTTGCCAAGTGTTACACAAAGCATGTCCTCCAGCTATTGCACTCTCCACGATAGAAGGATTGGTTTTCTCCTCCTCAATTGCAACTTCATCACAACGTTTTTTCCATTGAAGTTCTCCATCATCGGTTAATCTAAATTGAGTAAGAACTAGCTTTGTACTTTCATCATCGGTACTAATTTTTCCACTATATATGTCATCAGCCAATTTTTTTGTTAAATCTTCACCCTTTTCGTTTGTAAAGGCTACAATTTTACCATCCTTTTCTCTCATATGATAAAGACAGTCTAAAGTTCCATCTAAAACACATTTACCATCTTTCCATATGTTCGGTGCACCTGCCTTATCCAGACCTCCAACGTTTACATCATATAGATACCCCAACCGAAATTCCGTCGGTGCTGGATCTGGAACATAGGTGCGACCAATATACCCCTCAGTTTTGTTCGGTTTATTTTTGTAAACCGATCCTTTCTCAGTTACCAAAATTACTGATGTGTCGTCTTTTTCCTGAGCTTCTTTTGTTGTAGACGTCTTATCTAAAACTTTATTAATTTGGTCACGTACACTCACACGCCCACGTGCAGCTGTAATCACAGAAGTTGTGAGACTGGCAGAAATACAGCTCACACTGAGAAGTCCTACACCCGCGAACATTGACATCATATTTTTTTAATATATATAAACATAATAAAATGCATGTCATCCTAAGACCCAGTCCCTCGGTCACCCACCGGTACAGAGTAACTTTGCCATGTAAAAGATCGATAGATTTTGGGAAAAATGGGGTTGACTACTATGTGGATCATGGAAATCCCCGCATAATGAGGGCAC